GGAAACCTCCTGACTCTTACTGCCAACTCCCCCCTTCCTTCCGCGTAGCGTTTCTCCAGTTGTACCCACCACGTCCCGCGCTCGTACCAAATACCGTCTACAAGATCGACTCGCTTTCGCTCGCTCATTCGCTGCGCTCCACCACTACGCGGACCCACCCCTGGCGGCGAGGGCTAATCTGGCCGTCTAGGTCCTCCCCCTCGTCTATCAGCCGCCATACCACATCCGTCACCTTGTACGCGGCAAACGCCCCGCCGGACTGGTCGGATAGGTGGATTAGCTCCCCCTTCCTCGGGATCGCCTTCATCTGCGCCTGACATACGGTCTGTCCCGACCTTAGCGTGATCTCTACTTTCACTCTGCCATCCCCCTTTCCCAGCCCTGGGCCTTAGCCAGTTTCGTATACCCGCCCCCCGCCGCGTCTGATCTGTCCCGCTGCTTCACGCCAGGAAGCGCGCAAAGCTCCTCCAGAAATGCCGCGTTCCACTCGCCCCGGAGCAGGTAGACATTCCCGGCCTCTGCTGCAGCAGCCAAAGGCTCTAGCCGGCTATCCTTGCTCCCCGTTACCCTATCGGAATGGACATTGAATCCAGCCAGTAGTCGGTTCGTCGCGTCGGCGCTATCCTTCCCTCCGCTGCCAGGCTCTTGCTCATGGTAAATCTGGACGCCCTGGCGCATAGTTTCATCACGCCTCGCTGTCGCGAGCATGGCCCGATCCCGCCGCGCCGCACTCCACGCCCCCTCCACCACATCGGCTATGACATAGGCATCGCCGCACTTAGCCATCAGCACTCCCGCCGTCAAGGACCCGCCGCCCTCGGTCGAGGCCTTGTCCCAATAGCGCGCGAACTTCTCGGGCCGGGAGGGGAAGCGCTCCAGGATCTTGAACCAATCGCGCTTGAACCGATCGCCCTCCAGTGGCCGCGGGACTCCATCGTATTCCGCCGCCCACACACGGCTGCCAACATCTAGCCGGGTCTGCTCCAGGGTTTTCGCGCTGAACCGCTTGGGACAAAGTGCCTCGCCAGGCTTCCGCCCCACCCAATCCGGCTGCCCCGTCGGCAGCCCTAGATACTTGTCGTTCTCGTCCCGCTCCTCCTGGGTCTCCCCTAGGGCAGGGAACCGCAGCACCGTCCACTCGCCCGCTTCTCTCTGTAGAAGGCGGCCCGCTAGGTCGTCTTGGTGCCAGCGGGTGGTGATATGTACTATGGCTGAATCCTCCCACATCCGCGTTTGAAAAGTCCCTTGCCACCATTGCCACACCGTTTCCCTGATAGTCGGGCTCTGCGCCTCTGCCCATGACTGAAAGGCGTCGTCTACTATCCCCAGCATGGCCCCATGTCCAGTGATGGGACCCCCGACGCCCGCCGCTACGAGCTGGCCCCGATGTCCTGCTATCTTCCACTGCTGCACCCCCCGCCGCTCCGGGTCCACCTGTGTCTCGGGGAATAGGTCCCGATACGGCGCCGACTCGATTACCCGACGCGCCTCCCTGCTCTTGCTCTCCGCCAGGAACGCGCCATAGCTGCAAAGGATCACCGGGTCGTCCGGGTTGCAGCCCAGCCAGTAGGCGGGAAGCCTCACCGAGACCAATTCGCTTTTCCCGCTCTGTGGAGGCGCGAATACCATCAGACGCCTGCACTTGCCCGCCACCACGCGGTCTAGCATAGCTGCGAGGAAGCGGTGAAAGCGCTCGGTCTTGTAGGCGGGATAGGTGTACTCGGTGAAGCGGATCAGGTTGCGGCATGCCGCCCACCTCTCTAGGTATTCCCGCTCTAGCTCCTCATCGTTTCTTTCGCTTAGAACCGCGACGCCTTGCGATCTCTCTAGCGATCTCATCCGTGGTCATCCCCTCAAATGGACGCTCGCCGTCATGCGTGGTTATCTCGTGCTGCTCTGCCGCATAGAGGCCTAGCATTTTGCATATCTCCGCCCAGGCCAGGCGGGCATTCGCTAGATCGCTCTTGCGGTGGCCTTCACCCACAATCTCCTGCTGGCCCGCAATCACTTTCGCCTTCCATTCCTTGGCATCCTCTTCCATTTGTTTCCGCCACTCGGCACGAATCGCCTTCACATCCTCGTGAATGGTGCCGTGTGTCCATGGGCGTTTGGTCTGCTGATTTATATGACCTGGCTCGCTAGGGTTTTCTGCCAGAATACGGCTGATACCCCGAATGCTCAAATTCGGCACCCGCACTACTAGCGCCGCCACCAACGAGCGCCGCAAGTCAATCGTGGCCTGCGTATAAGTACGCTTCTGTTTTCGTGTCTGTTTGGGCATTGTCTAATCCGCTATGTCTGGTTATACGCCATAGTTAGGTCGCTTCTTCCAGTTCTTCGCCACTTTCACCTGAACCTCCAAAATCTTCCCGTGCATAGTCAGAATTCCTAGAGCATTCGGAACCTCCGTTCCGGGAATCTCCAGAATAATCCTCATGGCATCCGGCCCCTGCTTGATTGCGCTCTGAATTGGAGGCAATGAGGCCAAAAACCGCAGCTCCGCCTTCGCCTTCTTCGCCATCCTATCCCGCCCCCAGGTAATTCCACAAAGCCCACGCCATCCCCAGCAGAACCGCCAGGGTCAATAGCATTGTAGCCGCTCCCGTTATCCGCCGCTTCCAACGGCACCAGCGACAGGGCCGCCAGAGGATCGGCAGCCGCGCCGACTTCCCCTCCCCCCTCCTACAGATCGGGCATACTAGCATAGCTACTTCTCCCTCGATGCCCCGTGCATGTAGCCCATCCAATACGGCCAGGCGAGAGCTACGGCGAGGAAAAGCAGGCTCCACCCCACGGCCGAGATCTCCGGGGTGGTCTTTCGCCCAAGAAAAGTCCGCCCGAACATTCTCGCCACCCGTACCCAGCGCCAGGCGAACCGAATCCCGATAGCCAGATAAATAAGTCCGACCGCGACGGCGATCCACCATCCTATCATGTCACCTTCCCTCCTCGTTTCTTGAACAGCTTGTACTCGTTTCCTGGCACGCGCCGATACCCGCCATCCGTCAGGAGCTTGTCGGCGTGCTCGTCCAGGCGGCAACTAATCCAATGCCCCGTCCGCGGATTCACATAGTAGACGCGTTCGCTTACTCTCATCTCTTCCCCCAGTCAAATACCCATACCCACAGTTTGGAGTTGTAGGTGCCGTAGATTTCTTCCCACAATTCGGCAAAGGCTGCTTGTGGTGTCCAGAAAATATCATCTAGCCCTTCTCGCAATCCAAGGCTCCAAGATTCCCCACGCACATACACTTGGACGCCCTCAGCCATCGCATCTTCCTCGCTTATATCCCCCAGCTTCTCAGCCCACACCCTCACCAAAGGGAACTTGTAGCGGCAGTAGGCATGGGGCATGAAGATACTAGGCAGAACATTACGCTTCCATCGCCACTTCACAAGGCGCGCCTCATTGGAATACGGATAGGGGCGACACATCGGCAAGGGTTTGCCGTCTGTTCGATAGAAACCAAAGTCACCCGTTCCCCGTACCAACGCCTCTCTAACCCCCAGGATGTCGCCCGGGGAGGCGGGGGCTTGAGCTTTCCAAGCATAACCATCGCCCCTAGCCCACCACCATAACCCAGGCTTCAATTTACTTTCTGCTGGAGTCACAGCCAAGATAGGCGGCTGCTCCTTCATCGGCCTGCGAGTCATAGTTTTTCTGCCTTCCGCACTAGCCCTTACGCTCCAGTCACTGAAGGGTAGGTATATCTCCCCGGGTGTTCCTGGGCTGGCTTTCATTTCGTCAACCCCGCTTCTTTTAGCGCATCATCTAGCTCACCACGACCAGCGCACCGCCCACCAATCCCAGGAGCTTGAAGAGTTCCTGGGCGTCGTTACGTTCCACGGGCACGGCGAGAGCGATGCCCAGCCCTAGCAGGAAGGCCGCGAACATGGCCAAGCCGCCGGTGCGTGGGGTGGGACGGGTGTGGATGTCTTGTGGACGGGGCACGTCCAGGAATCCGAAGCGAGCCCCCGCGCGTCGCATCCAAGGGGTCATAGCGAACGAGACAGCGGCGGCCACTGCGAACGTAGCTATCGATCCCAGGTAGATCAAGGTCAGGAACTCTCACTCTCCATGGTGCCCGGTTCGTTGGAGCTGTTAAAATGTTTGATTTTAACATGAGCCGCTTCCAGGAGCTCCATGCCGAGTCCGTCTGGATACTCTTGCTCGTATACTACTCTCTCGATGCCGGCATTGATGAGCATCTTTGCACACAGTACGCATGGTTGGACTGTGGCGTAAAGAGTTCCCCCTTTAATGG